ATCCAATGATTCGTCACATATTTAATTTAGAAACATGTATTTCTGTTATCGCAAGTTATTTTTATTCATTATTTATTACTAAAATAGAACAGAATCCGAAAGGACATTTTGATTGGAAATCCATTACAAAAACCAGATATATGGATTGGGCTATTACTACTCCATTAATGTTATTAACTTTATGTTTAGTTTTAGGAAGTAATATAGGTAAACCGTTACATTTGAGTATTTATTTTTTGATTATACTGATGAATTTCAGTATGTTAGCCATTGGGTTTTTTGGTGAAGTAAATAATTGGGATAAAATCCTTACTAGTCTTTTCGGATTTATGCCGTTTTTTGCAATGTATAGTATTATATTTACTCAATTCGTAATGCCTAAATACCGACTAGATAATTACGTAATATATGGATCTTTTGTATTCTTATGGAGCATGTATGGTATCGCTTATTTATTTAATGAAGAATATAAGAATATATTTTATAATTATTTGGATTTAGCTTCTAAATGTTTTGTCGGTTTAGGCTTATGGACGTATTATACTAAAATTTTTGTTTGAACAAAATATAAATGAATATTATAATTCATAATGTCTGGAATAAATTGGACTTCTTATAGATCAAATGGTTCTTTAGATGCAGGCTTTACTACTACTATTGGAGGTCTTTATAATAATTCTATTACTTTTTTTAATTCATCTCCAACTTCTTTAGCGAATGGAACATTAACTACACTTCAAGTAAATAGTGGAAATAATACATTTAATCCATCTTTTTCTACTTTTGGACTAGGATCTACAGATAATATCGCAATTAAATTCACTGGGTATTTTAAACCAAACCAAACTGGTAATTGGACGATATATTTAGGACCAGGAGCTACTACTCCATGTGACGATTTTGGTATTTTATTTTTAGGAGTTCCTGATACAACTATAACACCTGTATCTACCTATACAACCATTTCAAATGTTCCAAGTAGCACATTACCATTTATAGCTAATATATATAGCGGGACAACCAATAGTAAAACAGTTTCTTTACAAGCTGGCACTTCTTATCCAATATTAATATATTATAATCAAGGTAGATTTAGTTATAATTTTGGATTAGGATTTTCATTGAATGGTGGTAGTATAATTACCGATTTTACTGCTATCACTACTACCACTTATACACCTCCTTATCCTTGTTTTAAAAAAGATAGTAAAATCTTAACAAATAAAGGATATATTTTGATTCAAGATTTAAAAAAAGGAGATTTAGTGAAAACTGCGTTAAATGGATACGTTGCAATTGATATGATTGGTTCTAGAGAAATATATCATGCCTGTAATAAAAAGAGAATTAAACAACAATTGTATAAATGTTCTACTACTAAATATCCTGAATTATTCGAAGATCTTATTCTTACTGGATGTCATTCTATTTTGACAGAAGAATTATCAGATGAAGAAAAAGAAAAATCGAGTAATGTGAATGGAGATATTTATATCACTGATAATAAATTTCGTCTACCTGCCTGTGTAGATGAGAGAACTTCTGTATATGAAATACCTGGAGATTATACTATTTACCATTTAGCATTAGAAAATGACGATTATTATATGAATTATGGCATTTATGCTAATGGACTTTTAGTGGAAACTTCCAGTAAACGTTACATGAAAGAACACTCTGGAATGGTTTTGATCGAGTAATGAAACATAAATTATTTTGTTCTAATAATTTATATTTAATTTTTACCATTTATTCTTTTTCACTGTTATTTGTGATCCAGGTTTTTTCTTTTTTGCATTGGAAGGATCGTATGCTTCATCTTCATCATCTGATCCTAAACCTTTCGATATCTCCCAAAATTCTTTTGATCCTAATTTGAAATCTGGTCTATTTTCGGCTTTATACCAGAAAATCTGATCTTGTAATTTATTCGATTTTGCGTTATTATTAATGACTAAACATTCATAATTTTCTGTGGTCTGATCCATGACTGAATTAAAAGATTCTAATGTTGGAAACATACTTGCATAATTCTCCCAAATTCGTTTTCGATTTGTCATGTAAGGTTCTCTCAAAATAAAAACATAATCGATATTCGTTCTTAAAGTAGGAGGAATACCTAAGGGATATTGCATTGTGATGATTAACATCACTTTCCAATGTCTTCCATTCATAAAAAGAAGACGCATTAATTTATCACGTGTCCATGAGTTATCATATAAACAATCGTCTAAAATAACAAAAGTTCTCGGATCAATAGTTGTTCTACGATATGTTTCTACTTCTTTTTGCATTTGTTTCATTACAGTTTTTTGTCTTCGCAATATATTTTCTATTAATACAGAACTATATTCATTATGAATAAAGAGTTTTGGAACATGTGCTGAGTAAAATCCATTACCTGCTTCTGTTCCAGATATCACCGTTCCTATTGGAATATCCTGATGGAAAAACAATAAATCTCTCACTAAAAAGGTTTTACCTGTATCACGACGTCCGATTAAAACAATCACAGGGCCTTTATTTTCATCTGGACGAAACGTGATCCATTTCATATCCCATTTTTTCAATTCCAATGTCATATTTTGTGTATTTCTTTGTATATAAGAACGAGTTATTATTTTTATATGTATGACGCATCTAAATCATTAATATTCAATTTTGAAAAACCACTTTATGCTAGGGTAAAGCGGTTTTATAAAATGTAAATTTTTTTATACATGTTCTCATTTACGCCTTTTTCTATAAATTAAATATAATGTTAATAGTGCTACATTTGTTATCACGCTAACTAAACCTGCTACCATTAATGAAATATCAATTATAAAATACCCATGTAACAACCAAAGCAAATTATTTATTAAAATTAGGGATAAAGAATAGAACGATAAATCTTTTACACTTTTGGTTATATATGTTTTATGTAATTGGGGAAATAATTGAATTGAATTTACGATTATTGCTAATGTTGCTATAATAATTGGTATTGGTATCATTATATATTTATTATATAAAATAACCAGCATATTAAATGATAAACGCGCTCCTCCCAAACTGGTTTTGTATTAGAAAAGCACTTTAAGTGCAGAGTATATGTAAAAAAAATAGTATTATATATATATTTTTATTTTTACATACAAATTTATACATACCAACTAGGACTCGCTCTCTTTTTTCCAACTAGCGATTTTTTGTTTTTTTACAAAATAGAATAATCCGTTCGACGTTCAAAAAAAGGATATTTCTAGAAATCATAACAGATTCTCTCACAATGACTTTGGAAATGAATTATTCAAAATCTAAGAAAATAGATTTAGCACATTTAGAAAAACAATATGAATTAACGAAAGAGAATTCCACCGTCGAATATAATCCATTCATTATCCAATCCTTACAGAATTACAACCCTATTTATTCTCTTTTTTTCGAGATGACCAATATTAATTATAATTCTATTTCTCTTAATCATTCTAATCATTTTGTAGATTTAGAAACACTTTATAATGAATCCACAAATAAAAAACAAAAAAATGTAAAAGTTCATATTAAATATGCACCTCTCTTAGATCCTATTCATTATTTAATTGGTAAATATGAAAAGGAACGAAATTTATTATTAAATCTTCCTAAAATAGACGAAAATCAAAACGAATTGGTTATGAAAAAAATAAAAAGTCCGAATAATTCTGCATATACCGATTGTTTTTTCTGTTATTTATCTAGTAAAATATACGAAAAACATGGATTTTTAAATGCTATTGATTTTTACGGATCTTATTTGGGTATTCAAGATAAATTTCGTATGGATATTACAGATGATCATGAATATTTACAAGAATCTCCTTTTTTTAAAAATAATAAAAAAAAATTATATGAAATCGAGTTTATTGGATTTTCTCCAGAATATTTAAAACAAACTACTAATCCAAAATTGATTTTAGGAGATGTATGTAATTTAGATCCAGATGCTGAATTAGATATCCTAGAAACTGTCACGGAATCAGAACCAGAATTAGAAATAGAAACAAAGGAATTAGAATTAGTATATCAAATAAAGGAAGAAGACAAAGAAGAAGACGATGAGGATGAGGATGATGATGATGATGATGATAATTCTTCTAATAATAGTAAAGTAAATGAAAGTTCAAATGAAGATGAAGAAGAGGATGAGGGTGAAGATGAAGATGAAGATGAAGAAGAGGATGAAGATCAAGATGAAGAAAATGAAACCGAATCTGTGTGGTCGGATATTGAAAACGATGAAGACGAACCAAGTATATTCGCATATATCCATAAATTCCCGGTGCAAATGATTTGTCTAGAAAAATGTGAGGGAACATTTGATAGTTTATTAGAAAAAGAAGAACTAGACGAAGATCAAATTACAAGTGCACTTTTGCAAGTAATTATGACCTTAGCTACATATCAAAAAGCATTTGCATTTACACATAATGATTTACATACAAATAATATTGTTTATGTTTCTACTGAAATCGAATTTATAGAGTATCATTATTTACAAAAAATATACAAAGTGCCTACTTATGGAAAAATATATAAAATTATTGATTTCGGAAGATCTATTTACCGATTTCAAGACCAAATGGTATGTAGTGATAGTTTTTCGATCGGAGGAGATGCTCATTCGCAATATAATATAGAACCATTCATAAATAAGAATAAACCTAGATTAGACCCAAATATGAGTTTTGATTTGTGTCGTTTAGGATGTTCTATGTATGATTTCGTATTTGAAAATGAAGACGAAGAAGTCATTCAAGAAAATAAGACTAAATGGACAAAAATACAGAAATTAATATATGAATGGTGCACAGATGATTCTGGCAAAAATATTTTATACAAGACTTCTGGAGAAGAAAGATATCCTAATTTTAAATTATATAAAATGATTGCGAGAATTGTGCATAAACATACTCCAGATAATCAATTAATCAATCCCATATTTGCCTCTTATTTACAAAATGGAAAAAATAATAAAAATGAACAACAAAACATAACAGTAATAAACATTGATAATATTCCAAAATATTATAATGCGATTTAGAAAAGCGTGTTTTTATACTTTTTCTTATTTTTGATAATGTAAATATGTAGATTTGTTCTTACTGCTGAAAAATTGATCTTTTTCTAAATAAAAACAGAAAAGATAACTTTCTAAATAATCTAACAAACAAACATAATCAAAATGCAAGAAGTTACTTTATTCATTCCTCGTGTTCTAACGACTGTTTCTAAAAAACAGATCACAGATCATCTTATAAAAGAAAAAATTGGATACTGTTCCAATATAAAAGCTAAATTTAGAATAAATGAAAACGGATTTAAATACTGGTTTGCATTTATTACAATTCAATTCTTCGATACAGAGAATGCTCACAAGTTTTATAAAAAAGTAGTCGAAGAAGAAAAAATCATTTCAATGGAGTATTTCGACGAAGTCTTACAAAAACATAGACATTGGGATATTAGTCTACGTAATTTAGAAAAAAAGACTAATAAAAAAGAATTGGAAGATGGTGAGATTTCGGAATCTTCTTTTGGAGAAGAAGAATGTAAAGAGATATATGAAGAATATCTCAATTTAGAAAAAGAGATACAAATGTATGGGTATAATTTCGGAATGGCATGTTAAGGTAATACTTTAAAAAAAAATAAAAAATAAAAAAATAAAAAAAAAATATATATATAAAAAACCCTTTTTTTTAGTTATCTATATATCTATTTGATTCTAAAATTCAGGTTCTCCTGTAAACACCATGGTATTTTCGGGTTGAAATATTTTTTGATCAGTTACAACTGAAAACAAATCCGTAATATTCTGATCATAATGTAATAGAACATATGCTGCTCCAAAAGAAGAACTAAACACCATGATTGCATCTCTTACTAAATATTTCAATGGTTTGATATCTTCTTCTACATATTTCATCTCGATGAATTTAAACAAACAAAACATGATAGTAATTGAAATCGCAAAAATAAGAACTTTTTCCATTTTATTTTTTGGATATATACCAAACACAAAAAAAAATGTGTATTTGTAAACGAATCGTTGAATTATTTAAATATATTATATGCAAAATAGAAGATTATTGAATTTCAATAATATTCCTAAATAGAATTCTTCCGTCATTACAAGTTGAAATGAGTCATGTAGATATTTTTGAGATATATATTCAAAACTATATGACGGCTCTTTGAATTTGATTTGTTCTACAAATATAATCGAAAACGGGAATTAAAAAACAATAATTACAATGAAACCGTTTATGATGAAGTAAATGATGTTCTACTAAAAGATCCGAATGCAATAAAAATCCACTAGTCGTCATGCAAAAATACCAACTAATATATTCGAGAGAATGTAATGGAATAATAACTAAAGGTAAATGCATACAAAGATGAAATCCCAGACTATCGATATAATCCACATCAATGAAATCCATTGGACTTACTTGGTAATTCACATGATGATGAGCATGTAACCATCGATATATTCCAGGAATATGAGAGAATCGATGCCATAAATAAAAAACCGCTTCAAATCCTAATGTATATTCTACTAAAGTAATTGTATTGAATTCTGTGGTATTTTTAATTTTCTTGTAATGAGAAAACAAGTAAAATAATAAATTAACGTTGATGTAATAATATAAAAAACATAACGCATAATTTCTTTTTTTATAAGAAATCGGAACTATATGTTTCACTATAAATAAAGAAAAAAAAGGAATGAAATTCAATCCAATCCAAATAGAATTCATCCTATTATATATTATAGAAAAAAACCTTTAACTTCTTTATAAGTCTTCAAAATCTAAAGAAATATCATTCGAATTATTCGTATCTTTATCTAAATCGAAAATATCATCTAAAGTAATATTTTCATCCATATGGATTTTTATTTTTTCTTTTCCTTCATCATCGGTATCATCTCCTTCTTCCTCCATTTTTCTTTGTAAATTACGATCGAAACTTATTTTCTCTAGATGTTCAATATCTTTCGGTGCTGATTTTTGAGTTCCGTCGGATAATTGATCTATATCATTGAAAGATAATCGGGTAATTACTTTATCTTCGTTGATATTAGAAATCGATGGCACTGTTTCTGGAATTTTATTATTCGGATTATTTTCTAAATCCATTTTCATATCCTCCTTTTCTTTCTCTTCCTCTTTCAATATATCCTCTTCTGTTTTATCTTCTTCTTCCACTACCGGTTCAATGATTTCTTCTTGTTCTATCTCCATTGATTCATCTAAATATGCGCGAATAATGGCTTCAGTTGGAATACTCTCTCGAATAGTAGTTAGAATCGATTCTTGCACTAGAATTTCTAGTTCTCTGTTATGTTTCTGAACTTGTAATTCAGATACTTTTTTCTCGAATAAATATACATTCGTATACACTTTTCTAGCGGAATGAATATATACTTTATGTAAAAAATGATCTAGTTTGGGAATAGAAATGTCGATTTTTTTTTGTTTATTACCTACACGAATACAAGTTAACACTTTTAATTGAATGATATGGACACAAGTAATCAAATCTTCTAAATAATTACATCCACTTCTCTCTATTATACGTTTACGTTCTTCTTCGACAATAATGGCGTTCCATTTCGGAATTCTAGAGAGAAGATTTTGGAAAGTCATGAGATATTTACTCATTTCATTGTTATCGACACACATTTTCCAAGATTCATTGAAGATAGATTTGATTCCTTCAATAACTAATGGTGTTAATATAGAGACTAAGCGTCCACACCATTCATTCTTGGATTCGTGGAGATTAGAAACGACGAAATCATCCATATTTTCGGAGAGACAATATCTTATATTGTCATTTTTGTTTTAAGTTGGTTTTAGACGATTTGATATTTTTGTATTTTATGGAGATTTAGAAGAGGATAAAAAAATAGGAATATTATGATTGGTTTAAATGGTTCGAATAAAATTAAAATGTATAACTACAACTATATTTCTCTCTAAATTCACCTAATTGTTTCTGCATTTCACTTGCCCATATTTGTCTACCTACATTTTTATCGGGATGATATTTCAACGACAAAATTCTGAATGTTTTATCATTATTACCATTATGTAATAATAATAAGTTTTTATATTCATCTTCTATTCCTTTAGAATCTTTTTTTATTTTTTTATGTGTTTTTTTCTCTAGAAATTTTCGTTTTCTCTCTTCTTCTAATCTCTTTCTTTCTTCTTCTTTTTTCATTTCTTCTCTTTTTTTATGTTCTTCTTCTAGTTTTTTTTTGTTTTCTTCATATGCACGTCTAAACTCTTCTTCTCTTTTTTTATTGACTTCTTGTTTTTTCAATTTTTCTTCTTCTTTTTTTCGTTTTCGTTCTTCTTTTATATTCGATTTAGAAGGTTCTTCATATAAACACGCCTCCCAAAAATCTTCCTGTGCCAATTTCTCACATTCTTCTTTTGTGAGAGAATGATATTTACCTTTTTCTTTTAATCTCTCGATTTCTTTCATCTTTTTAGCCGCTTTTCTTAGAAATGATTCTCTCGATGTAATTTTAAATTCTTCGTCGTTTTCAGCGATAGCGGAGAATATGTTAGGTGTCATGGTTTCAGAATTTGGTTGTTTATTTTAATATTTAAAATAATGAAATAGTAGATAAAAAGTCAATTTTTTAATTTTTATTTAGGAAAAAAATAAAAGAATAATATATACTTCAAAATGCCAATCACATTAAAAAATGGAGGTAAAAGAAAAAGTAAAAATCATAAAAGAAGAATGTTAAAACGATCTATGAAAAGGAAAATGGCCAAACGATATAGTAGACGAAAAATGAAAGGTGGAATGAAATATATTCCAGATGATAAAAAAAGAGATTTGATTTATATTTGGAATTCTTTCTTATATGATAGATTGAATCATCCAACATCAAAATATAAGGAATTGACTTATACAACATCAGAAAAAAATTTGGATCAAGAAAAAGATTTTGTTTTATTAGTAATAGATATGCAAAATGATTTTTTAGATAAAGGATATACGCGTAAATATTATTATGAAAATAAAATAGAAAAAACAAAATTCATTCATGATACAGTTGATGGAACTGAAGCTAATTTATATTCTGATAAAGATATTGGTAATTTTGCAGTTGCACAAGGTGAGGGTATGATTGAAAAAATGATTAAAAAAATAAATGATTGTTATATAAATCCAAAATGTAAAAAAATTATATTTTCTAGAGACTATCATCCAGCAAATCATATTTCTTTTGCAAATCCGAATGGTATGTTTAATAATAATTATAATAAAAATCCATTTTTAAAAATACATAAGGGGGATGATGGCATGTATTCGAGTTTTACTGGTGCTTTTCCACCACATTGTATACAATGTCATAGTGGTTCATCATTTATTCCTGAAATAGAAAATTTTTTTAGAGGTATAATCGATAATGACCCATCCGATAAAATAGAAATAATATTTAAAGGTATTCGTCATGAAATTGATTCTTTTTCAGCTGTATGTAAGACTAATATAGACAGATATGCATCAAATACAAGAGATTATAGCACAATGTGTGATGGTTCAAGTTGTTCTAATATAACTGGAGGATACATCTTGCCTAGAACAGAAATAACTAAAAAAGCAAAGTCAGCATATATAAATAATTCATATTTATTTAATGATATCTTAAGTGCTGAGAATAGTCAACATTTAAGTGAACAAAATTGGAAAGATTGGGTTGGAGATTATAATATAGAAGTATGTGGTTTAGCAGGTGATTATTGTGTTCGAGATACTATTGTTGCTTTATCTGAATTAAAAAATAATAATAAAATAATTTTACTACAAGATTTAACCAGATATGCATATCTACCTTTATTTACAACTGCATTTTTGCCAGAACATAAATCTCAAGATATATATACAAAATATCAATCAGAAGAACCAAAAATAGATTTTGACATATCCAAAATCAAGTCAGACGATAAAAAAACTATCAACTATTATATTTTTAATAATGGATCATTACTTTCTAAAGAGGAATTAGATAAAATTCAAGAATCATCATTTTCAGAACCTAATAATTATAGTCATTTTATTACTAGTCATGAATCAATTTTAGATGATTATATTAATGACAAGCATAATGTAAAAATTTTAATGGATGAAACTAATTATAGTGTTAGAGATCCATAATCCCTGCTACATAAACGAAATCTCTCGGATATCACTTCCAGGTCTTAAAAAAGCAAAATCTAGTAAAAAAAGCATTAATAATTTCTCGCATCGAAATTCAGGTTTTATTTTCGAATATAACATACATATATTCGATTTTTCAAAATCTGTCCATCGATTAGATGTCTTAAACCAATGAATCAAATCAAGAGAAGAAATCGCATTCTCATAAAACAATCCAGCTAAATCCACCATTTTAACATGATCGATTTCTTCTCTACTTACGTTGAAAATTTCTTGGAAAGCGGTTTCTAAAAATTGATGTTGTTGATTTTCTATTTCTTTTCCAAAAGAATATTTCTGTTGGATTTGCCATTGATGTAAATTAACATTATTTCCAGAAGTATCAATATATTCAGGCACAAATATTTCACAGAACCGCGAGAGAATCGGATTTAGTAATTTATGTTTATTTTCGACAATAATGAAAAAACGCGTATTATGACTAAATAATTCAATACATCGCCTTAAAGCAGATTGAGCATCCATTGTCAAATGATCGGCATTCAATAAAACAATAGTTTTAAACCAAATTCCACTATTGAATTGAACATTCGTTTTTGCAAAGAATTTCAGTTCTTCACGAATGAATTTAATTCCTTTTCCATGTGCACAATTGACAAACATCACATTTGCTTTCATAATTTGTTCATTGCTATGATAAATTTCTTTCAAGAAATCATATACAATTGTTTGTTTTCCAGAACCAGAAGATCCGTAGAAAATAATATGTGGGATTCGATTCGAAACATAAAATGAATGTAATTTCTCTCGAATTTTATCATGAATTGGGAGTTTTTTTATAGTTGGTTTTACAAAAACATCTAATGGTTTATACTCCATCGTTTACATTAATATACCGATCTGATTTTATGTTTATTTCAAGATAAAATCAAATGTGTTTAATTTCTTCTAAATTCTCTTGTTTTTCAACTTTCAATACACTTTTCATAGCTTGTGTTTTCAAATAACGTTCATGATGCATACATCTACGTTTCAAATTACATTGAAGACACGAAATCTCTACATTTCCTACATTATATCCGATTTTATTATCGATTCTTTCTAAAGTCCATTGTAAAGGATCTCTCGCAATTTCATACCATATTTTCACTGGTCCTTGACAATAAAAACAATTCAGTTCTCTCTCTACTATCTTTTCTAAAACATATTGGAGAGAAATAAAATGAAGAGGATCGAATTTATTTTTCTTGACATCCTGGGATCGATAACCATGTATTTTACGTTGGATTTCGTTTTTTAAAAACACAATTTTTTCGGCAGTAATATCGAGAGAATTATAAGATAAATCGATAGTTACAGGAATATTATATTCTTGGGAAAGTGCAATTAACATCGACCATTGTCGATCCACCTCTAATTGTTCGTCTAAATAGGAATGCCATTTTTGCGTTTCTGCAATAATTCGTTTTTTCGGAAGAGGTTTTTCTTTTTCTTTTTTTGGTTTTTCTTTTTGAATATTTAAATGAATTGTTTTATATTCCATTGTATTATATTATTATTATTTATACAAATTTTGAACTTTAATAAAAATAAAGTCATAGTCTTTTATAGGTTCTGTAGGTGGTATAGGTTTTGTAGGTGGAGGTGGTATAGGTTCTGTAGATGGCATAGATTCTGTAGGTGGTTCGGTGTTACTGTTTTGCTGTTCTATATATTTTTCATATCTAGGAATTCGTTCTGGTTTTATATTTTTATTAATATCCCTATTTGGGGATAGTGGGTGTTCTATATATTTTTTATTATAATTATGCTTCATTCTCAGATACACCGCTTTTACAAAATTATACTCTTCTAGATCCGTTTTATATGTTTTTAATTGATCAGGAAGATTTAAATCAGAATCATCAGATAATTTTTTTAAATAATCTTTTGTAAACTGTTTATTATTTATCAGTTTTTTAGAACCTATACTTAAACAAATTTCTTCATCTTTAAACTTATCATTCATTTCCAAATCTATTGTTACAGTTGATGTAATAGTTTTATTACAATGGCCGTCAATCCAAGATTCCAATCTACTTATATTTTGATGATCATCGTAAGAATTACCTTTAACAACTGGTTCGTCAATTTTAGCAAATGTATAAATATTAGAATATTTTCCTTCTGGATGTTCTTCAGTTGGATTACCATTAAATATTTTAAGTTTGCAAAGTTGACATGTTATGTTTTCCAAATTAGTATTATTATTATTATTATAATTAAATATATTTATGGTATCGTCAAAAATATTATATTGATATATATCTCCACAATATTTATAGTCTTTTGAAATTGTATTCATAATATATACATCACTAAATGGTTTTTGTTTTTTTGTACAACCTCTTGTACTTTTCCATCTATTTATTATATATGTTTCATAATATGCAATTGCACTGAATTGTTTTACAGGGGTTTTTGTAGAAGTATTAACATTCTTTGTAGAAGTAACGATACCGGTAAATGGTTTAGTTATACCTAAAAACCCAGCTTTTTGTTTATTTTTCTTAATTTTGTTTCTCTTTGTTTGTTTTGTTTTCATATTTTTTCTATGTTTTCTAGTATATTTCATTATATTATATTATATAATATATTATAGAAAAATAAAACCTTTCTGAAAAAAATATAAAACTATCTTTCTAAATAATATATAAAAGAAATATCCTTTAAATATGTTTACAGAAACTTCCCAAGAAGAAGTCGATACTATTTTAGAAAAAGAAACCCAGCAAAATAAGAATGAATCTTGGAATAAATTGAATAAAACACATAAATTACAAAAATTAAATAATTATGCAGAAAAATATGGAGGTGACCAAAAATATTCAGTAAAAGAAATCCAAAATCTCAAACAATTTTTCTTGGATTCCTTAGAAAGAGGAAAATTGCAAAAAACCAAAGAAGTGGTGTATGATAAAAATACACAAACTATTCAGGAAATACCTGGACTTTTTTTACATCCAGCCAATCATAATTTTACATTACGTATTACAGATACTAAACGAGTATCTACCTTGAAATCTCTAGCACCTAAACGTATTAGTGAAAAAAATAAATTGATATTATTAGAGGAGGAAACTTCTCTAAATAAAAAAATGTCTGATTTATAATGGAAATACATATACACAATAATTATGTATATGTATAATGACTGAACAAGAAGATATAGAAAAAGAAGTGGAGTTTCTAATAGAAGAATATTTAGAAACGTCTTTACATTTATATTCGAATAAAGATTTTAGAGAAATAATGTTTGATGAAATTTTTGATTATTTACAAGAATGGAATTATCCAGATTTAGCCGATTTTATTTATTCTTCTATAGAAGACACTTTATATTATTACCAAATACCAGCGAGACAAAATGAAACTAGATTGTTTTATAATGTGAATAAAAATGAATTATTGGAAAAGGGAGAAAAAAATGCATTGGCACAAAGAACAAATGAATGGTATCAATTTCGGCATAATCGATTTAGTGCAAGTTCCATTTGGAAATTATTCGATTCTTCTTCTACCTATAACAGTTTGATTTATGAAAAATGTAAACCGTTTGGAGAGACATTTCCTCCACAAACTATTACAAATGATTATAATCCGAGAAATTGGGGAGTGAAATATGAACCAGTTTCTCTTCAAATTTATTCTTTTAAACATCCAAATTCCATTGTGAAATCTGATTACGGATGTATTCCACATCCTCTTTATCCGTTTATAGGTGCATCTCCAGACGGAATCAATATTGCACCTGATGAAAAATATGGATGTATGGTAGAAATCAAAAATATATTTAATCGGGACATAGATGGTATACCTTTAGAAGAATACTGGATACAAATGCAAATTCAAATGGAAACATGTAATTTAGAAGAGTGTGATTTTTTGGAAACACGGTTTAAAGAATTTGAAACAGAAGAGGATTTTTATTCTGATCTTGTGAGTGAATTCAAAGGTATTATTTTATTTTTCTTGGCAAAATCTCCAGAAAAAGGAAACAAGTTTGAATATATGCCTCTTTATATTTCTCTTGAGAAACATTCAGTCAATCAATGGATACGTGATATACAAGAAAAATTCCAAGACGATTATTTATTATATGATCGATCTTATTGGTATTTAGATGAATATTCGTGTGTCAATGTAAAAAGAAACGCACCATGGTTTGAATCTGTATTACCAATAATAGAAAATGCATGGAAAACGGTAGAATATGAGAGAAAGAATGGCTATATTCATCGCGCACCTAAAAGTCGTTCTAAAAAGGCGGAAACAGAATCATATACGATTGTTGGAAATACGGAAAAAAGTATAAAAATAATAAAGCTAGGCGCATAGTCCAATTTAAGAGAAAGCCGTCATATAATAATATTTCTTCATATTTGTAGACTATATGAAGAAATATGTATCAAACGATAATATGCATTTTATTTTGTATATAATTTTAATATAGATGGATATTTTGTATTTACTAATTCTAAAATAACCTCGGATTTTAATACTTTATTGCGAATAAGTAATTCAGAACATTCTTGAATAATCTCTTTACAATTTCTTACAATAAAATTTGAAATACTATATGCATTTTGTATTAAATGAATAACTTCTTGATCGATTTTTTCTTTGTATTTTTCACTTAAAGAAGGATATATCAGATTATTTCCCATACCATAATATACAACCATTTTATGAGCTAGTTTGAGAGCTTCTTCAAAATCATTGATTGCACCAGTAGTAACAGATACATTATAAAAAACTTCTTCTGCTATTCTACCTGCTAATAATATCATCAAGTGTTCAAAAAGTGCTTCGCGAGTATATAAAGAAGTAGTAGATCCTTCGAATACAGTATACCCTGGACTTTGAGGAGAAGATAAATTAATCACTACCTTATTCATTTTAGAATGATGTTTTGCTAAAAGACCAACAATCGCATGTCCCATTTCATGTATTGCAATTTGTTCTAACATGTTAGTAGTAAATGTATGTTCAGTTGGTTGCCATCCGGCTATAATACGGTTCATTACGATTTCTATATCTGTTTGAGTGAATACGAATCGATTATCTCGAATTGCAAATAACATAGCTTCATTCAATAAATTTTCTAATTGTGCACCAGAAAGACCCATAGTGACTTCTACTAAATCTTCGATTTTTATAGAATTATCATGTGGTTTTCCTTTAATATGAATACGTAAAATAGCTTCTCTGGTTTTTGCATCTGGTAATCCAATAAAAACTCGTTTATCAATTCTACCTGGACGAATTAATGCTGGATCTAATAAATCTGCGCGATTGGTAGCACCAATAATAAAAATACCTGCTTGACTCTGAAATCCATCCATATTTACTAATAATTGATTTAAAGTAGAATCACGTTCTGCATTCGAAGAATCGGATTCAGTAGATCTTTTACGACCAATTGCGTCGATTTCATCCAAGAAAATAATACATGGAATATTTTCCTTTGCCAATTCAAATAATTCTCTTACTCTAGATGCTCCAACCCCTACATATTTCTCTTGAAATTCACTTCCAGAAACAGCAATAAAACTTGCATTAGCTTCTCCTGCTAACCCTTTCGCAATCATTGTTTTACCATTTCCTGGAGGTCCTTCTAAAATAAGGCCTTTTGGTGTTCGAACATTAAATTCTGCATATTTTGTAAAATTTTTTATAATATCAATACATTGATGCAATTCTTGTTTTACAAGATCATATCCTCCTATATCTGCAAAGGTTATGGGTGATTTTTCTAATATTTCAAAGTTTTCGGATTTTTTTTTCTTTTCGGAAAAATCTCTATTTGTTGGAAATTGATTAATATTACTTTTTATTCTACGATGTGGATAATTTCTCTTAGAAGGAGTAGGTGTAAATACAAACACTTCTGGAATTGAATAATCGGATTCATCTTCATCATCTCTAGGTTGGATATTTATTTCAAAATCAAAGTAAGGGTTTTCACTTATATGAATGGTCTCATTATTTTCAGTATCATTTTCGTTTCCGTTTCCGTTTCCTAGAATACTTTCATTTTGTATAGTAAGATTTTTAGAATTCAATCGACGAATATAATTCTCAAAATACTGATTAGAAAATGGAAATCGTATTTTATTTGAATCTCTAAATAAATAGGTATTAATATTTATTGAACGATGATTTATTTCTTTTCCAAATAAATAAGGATTTACCATAACAAACCCACATACTTGTATTCCGTATGTTACTGCTACCAACCAAACAAATGAAAAACCCATATCTATCTGTATATTAGTTATAATAAATTATTTATATACCTTTCTTCTTTGTTTTTATTATATATATTTATTATAATAAAACATGTCAAAAAACCCAATAAAATTGGTGAATGATATAGATAATATATATTTATTTGACACTTTACATGATTTTTGGAAAGAAAGAAAGACGGTAAATAATGATGAAGAAGATGATGATGATGAGCCTTTAGATGAAAATAAAATGTATTCATTACGATTTTATTTAGTGGAGTTTATGTATAAATTTATAAATATAGATCTTAATAAAAAAAAATTAGATCAAAATAATTTATCTAATTACATAAATGATTTATTAAAATTATTAACGAATCAAAATGTAACATCTGTTACTAGTAAATATGAAAGATCTATTTTAAAATATTATGAGCAAAAATCTGCGATTAGTTCTTCTTTGTTTATAGATACTAAAGAAAGCATAACGTATGGAGATATTATTCATGATTGGGAAAAATGGATTAAAAATGGAAAATCAGGGAAATTACCATCTTTATGGATAAAATATCAAAATGCATATGGTATTAATAATATTCTGGAAATATCTCCAGGAGATGATACTGAATATGATTCTTTTGGAATAGTTCAACAAAAAAATAAAGAAGAAATTATTGGAAACTTTATTTTGAATTATATGTTTCCAGAATTTACACTAAAAACAAATATTGCCTATATAACATTCGATGCAAAAACAGGAGTGGTTGGTAAGGTATTCAGAGACATGGATAATGTATTTAATTTAATAACTCCTGCAAATATTTCAGATTCTGCACCTACTAGTTTTAAAGCATTGAATAATAGAAATGAATATATTTTTCCTTCTAAAACTAATAATTTTATATTTGATAGTAATTTTTATACAAAGAAAAATAATGTTAAAATACAATTTAATAATAACAAATTTTCAGATACAAACCCATATGGATTTAATTTAAATATTAATAATTATGACATTCCTTTTTCTGCTACCCAAAAACAAGGTCCTTCTGTGAATTATTTGGTAGATTTGATTTTACAAAATAAAAATGCAAAACCTAAAAATTCAAATATTATTAAAATTAATTCATTGTTAGATAATAATAAAACTGCTGTAAATCAAGGATTATTATTAGATTTGAAAAGAACGGGAGATTATGAACAAGTAAATAGTGCTATAGAGGTAAGAGATACTCTTAATCGACCTTTTGTTCTGTTTTCGACAATAGATATTTTATGTTCATTATATGCACGAATCAAAAAACAAAATAACATGTTACATGTAGGAGAATCTATTACATTATTTAGATTTCCTAAAAATTTCAAGGTAAATGAAAAAGAACAAGAATTACAAATTTTTAAATATAATTGTATTAAAATATTACAAGCTTTAACTATTTTACAAAAATTTAATGATAAGAATGTATTTAAAGATATTGAAAATATAGGTAAACAATTTGAAAGTTTCTTAAATAATGGAGTATTTATAGACAAAACATCCAGAAAAAAATCGGAAAACTTGTCTTATATCGAGCAAGTTACTACTATCATTATAAAATTACGTATAATAGATATAAATAAAAAATTAGATATGTTAAAAATTGATATAGCAAATATAGCTACAAATGTGAATTATAATTCAGATATAAGTATATTAAAAAAATGTATAGAAGATATAAACAACAATAAAATAAAAACAAAAGATTCGAAAATAGAAACACTGGTTGGAAAATATAAGAATATTCCTCAAAACGATTTTATTCAAACATTAAGTAGTAGTTTTGATTTAACTCCAAATCAAATAAAATTATTAAATGAAGGAGAAAATGTTCTAGGTTTTAATTACGAATGTTATATAATAAATAAAAATGTAATAAAGTTTAAATATAACGGAGAATGTAAATCACTTCATTTTTCAAATAAATTATTTTCGGATATTTTCGATATATTTAATAAATTCGATAGGATAGTAAATGCAAAATCTGCGAGAGAACGTGAAAAGAAATTGTATGAAAAATTACATCAAATGAATTATTTTTCTCTAGTAAATAATTTACATACTAGTTTTTTTGACGTGAATGATGTTACAGATAGTAATATAGCAAGTAATTTATATAATATATTACAACCTGAAAATACATCAGATGATGCAGTAAAAAAATGGTATGTCGAACTATCTAAAAAATTAATGGAAGAATTAGAAAGTAATTTGAAATTAAAACAAAATTCGAAAATAACTACATTTACAGGTGGTGTATTATCTGAAAAATCTCAAAATAGTAATACTTCTAAAAATAGAAATTCTAGAATTGGAAAAAGATCTACGAAAAAATCCAGTCCAACTATAGTAAAATATGTAAATGCAGATACTGCTCAATGTCGAGATCTAAGTGATTTACTAAGAAATATATCTGGTATAGCTGCATCTTTTATTGAGAGTATTCTCACCAATGATAGTAATTATAATAATCTAGTTTCAGATTTAAATCGTGAATATTTTAATTCAGTAAAGAATACTCTGGAAAAAATAGAATTTGTATGGTTAGATGGTATAATGACTATTCAAAATAATATGACAGATGAGTATATATATAAACCTACAGAAAGCGAATATATTATATTATATTTATTATCTGCATATTATGATACAAAACAAAATCAAAATGTATTTGATCATGAAATGATCGATATGAATCGTGATTATTATAATATATTTGAAAATAGGACGTCTAGAATGGGAGTAAATCGGTTAAATGATTTAGCTAATATAATACAAACTACAAATATACCAGCTGAAATTATTATTCTTATATTATTTACCATGATAGATAATACTATGCAAGAACAAGATAATATAGATTATAAAGAAGGATTCTTTTATAATATAATAGAAAGTAAAGTGCCTAGTAATTTTTTCGATAATAAAAAAACATGGAGTCAATTGCCCGATTATTTTTATTCTTATTTAACATATATTACCACTGGAATTATACCACCATTTCAATTATTTACAGGTGGTAAATATAAATAAATTATAATTTTTTTAAGCAAATCATTAATCTTCTTTCACCATACTTTTATATATAAATCAATTTTTATTTATGTATTTATACTCGTTAATATTTCAAAAACACATTACTCTAAATAAAAATTCTCTCTACATAATTATGTTTAAAACATTTTTGATGATACGAAATCTCTGAATCTAAATTACATTTTGTATCCCCTTCTTCTAAAGCAACCATAGGATATACAATTGCTTTTTTACCCCATTTAGTAAGTATCCAATCCGGACTAAAAGGAGTTTCAGATTTTATATTTTCAATCGCATATTTTACTGTATATTTTTCTAAAAGTGCTTTTCCATGTTTTCTAGAGACCATATACATCTGCGATCCCCATAAATCATCAGGATAATCATGATATGAAAACATATGATTTCTCTCTTTCAAAGGATAATAATGATTATCATCGCGAATCGTATAAGGAACTAAATATCCTAATAACATAACATCCAAATCCAATTTTTCATAAGTCTTTATAATTTCAAGTATATCTACTTTCAAATATTTCGAAACTAATATATCATCTTCACATACTACACAATATTCTTTATCTGTATTTTCTATACAATGTCGAATAGAATCTAAATGTTGCAACATAATTGCCCAAGTTCTTTTTTCATTTTGAATATCTATTGCTAAATCCGTCAATCTATCATCGTTAGATTCTACTGGAGGAACAAAATGTAAAGGTAAATGTAAAGCCTCCCATCTTTTCGTCATTTTTTCTCTCCGATTTTCGTCTTTGTAATTAATACAATAATATCCGACTTTGGAAGAATCAATCGACATTTAATCTATATGATGGAATAATAATTAATATTCTTCTATATTCGTTTATAGAAAAATAGGTTTTTAGAATCCATATAAAAATAATTATGGAAAAAAATAAAAGTATGAACGATCATGAAATGAATGTGAAAAAGAGAAATGGGCATTTAGAAACCGTTTCTTTTGATAAGATTCTGAAAAGAATCAAAAAAGTTGGACAAGAAGTTAATTTAAAATTGAATTATACTTCTCTTGCTATGAAAGTAATCGATCAATTATATGATGGTATTTCTACTTTTAAAATCGATGAACTTACTGCAGAACAATGTGCATCTATGTCTTCGATTCATCCAGAATATAGTATTTTAGCCGGACGTATTACTGTTTCGAATCATCATAGAAATACATTAGGATCTTTTGTAGATGTAATGACCAAATTATATCAATATAGAGATAAACATGATAAATCATCACCTTTACTTTCTGAAGATTTCTTTACAAATATGAAAACAATTATAAAAACATTAGGAGGTAAGAAAGAATTGGATAAAGTTTGTGATTATGAGCGGGATTATCTTATTGAATATTTTGGATTTAAAACATTAGAAAAATCATATTTGATTAAGATCAATGGTAAAATAATGGAACGACCACAACATATGTGGTTACGAGTAGCGATTGGAATTCATGGATCGAATTTAGAAAAAGTGTTGGAAACATATGAACATATGTCTAAAAAATATTTCACACATGCTACTCCAACACTTTTCAATGCAGGAACTCCTCATTCACAATTAAGTTCATGTTATTTATTGTCGATGGAAGATGATAGTATCGATGGTATTTTCAATACTTTGAAAGATTGTGCTCTTATTTCTAAATGGGCAGGTGGAATCGGATTACATATTCATAATGTTCGTGCAACTGGAAGTCATATTCGAGGAACAAATGGAGTATCGAATGGAATTGTTCCTATGTTGAAAGTATTTAATAATACTGCTAAATATGTCGATCAAGGTGGTGGAAAACGAAATGGATCGTTTGCTATTTATTTAGAACCATGGCATGCAGATATTTCTATGTTTCTTCAAATGCGTAAGAATCACGGAGATGAAGAATTGAAAGCACGTGATTTATTTTATGCATTATGGATTCCAGATTTATTTATGGAGAGAGTCAAAGTAAATGGAAAATGGACATTAATGTGTCCAGATGAATGTCCTGGATTATCTGATGTGTATGGGTCTGCGTTTGTGGAATTATATGAAAAATACGAGAAAGAAGGAAAATGGAGAGAAACGATCAATGCTCGAGATTTATGGTTGCAAGTATTAGATGCACAAATGGAAACTGGAACTCCTTATTTATTATATAAAGATGCTGCTAATAATAAATCGAACCAGAAAAATATTGGAACGATCAAATCTTCTAATTTATGTTGCGAAATCATGGAATATTCAGATGATAAAGAAACAGCAGTTTGTAATTTAGCAAGTATTGCATTACCTTCTTTTATTGTAAAAACAGATACAGAAAATCCTTTTTTTGATTATGTTAAATTACACGAAATCACTAAAATAGTTACTGAAAATTTAAATCGTATTATTGATGTTAATTATTATCCTACTGAAAAAACAAAAACGAGTAATTTACGACATCGTCCTATTGGTATTGGAGTTCAAGGTTTAGCAGATGTCTTTCTAATGCTTGGACTTGCTTTTTCAAGTGAAGAAGCAAAAAAAATAAATCGGGATATTTTTGAAACTATTTATCATGCATCTTTAGAAAAATCGTGTGAATTAGCGAGTATAGAAGGAGTATATGAAACATTTAAAGGTTCACCTGCAAGTCAAGGTATTTTACAATTCGATATGTGGAATGTAGATCCAGGCTTAGAAAGATATGATTGGTATCATTTGAAACAACGTATACAAGAAAAAGGCTTACGAAATTCTCTTTTAGTAGCACCAATGCCTACTGCATCTACTTCTCAAATTCTAGGTTATAATGAATGTATTGAGCCAATTACGAGTAATATTTATAGTCGTAGAACATTAGCAGGAGAATTTATTATGGTGAATAAATATTTAATGCATGATTTAATTGCATTGGATCTCTGGAATGAAACGTTGAAAAATAATATTATTGCAAATAATGGAAGTATTCAACAGATTGATATTATTCCTATAGAAATCAGAGAAAAATATCGCACGGTTTGGGAAATACAAATGCGACATTTAATTGATCTGTCTGCCGACAGAGGTGCATTTATATGTCAAAGTCAGAGTTTGAATTTATGGCTAGAAGATCCAAATTATAATACATTAACATCTATGCATTTTTACGCATGGTCTAAAGGATTGAAAACTGGGATTTATTATTTACGGCGTCGTCCAAAACACCAAGCCCAACAATTCACTATTGAACCTGAAAAAGCACGTCGTGGTTCAGAGGAAATCTGTGAAATGTGTTCATCCTAAAAAAATAAAATTATATAATATAATGAATTTTAATAAAACTGAAGTAAAAAACATGACAGAATTGGATAACATGATTAAAGATTTAGATAATTGTGGCGATACATATTGTGGAAATATTATTACATCGGAACAACTAAAAGAAGAAGGAAATAAATTTTTTAAAAAAGTTACTGCGAAATGTCGTTCAACTGTAATACCTAAAAATTCAGACGAAAACAGAAAACAATTTAAAGAATATGATAAATGTTTTACAGCATATAAAAAACGTTCAAAATATAATAAAAGACTTACACGAAGAAAAAAATGTGAAGATAAAAAATGTAAGGTTTATCAAAACAAAATTAAAAAAAAATTATCATCTGTTAAAAAAAAATGATTTTAATTAAGGTTACAATTTATAAAAATCTAATCTACAATACATGCGGCATTACTTCTAAAACTACTTTTTCTTTTTCCCATTTAGGAATAACAACATTCACTATTTCTAAATAACATTTCAAACATGCTTCTACATCTACATTTGCATCATGTAAATTTTCTGGAACATATCCGAACAAGAATTGATGCAATTCCGATAATTTAGGCCATTTATATATTTTCGATGTAACCGAGAATCTCGGATTCTGGATTTTACATATACCTGTGCCTAGCCCCATAGTGCAAATAGATCTTATTTTTTGGCTTTTCAAATAATCCCAATTAAACAAAATAGGTGCATTTGGACAAGAATTACGAAATGATTCTAAATACATATATCTTTTAAACTCTGCTTGTAAAACTGTATTATCAAATTGATAATTATGTGCAATAATCTTATTACATAAATGCATATCTCGATAAAATGCGACTAGTGCATCTTCTACCAAAACACCTTCATTCATACATTTTTCTTTCGTGATTCCAGTAAGGTTAACCACAATTTCAGGTATTTCTATACTATCTGGTATACGAATATATTCGTTATATCGAAATATAATTTTATTACTAATTGTATCATATATTATATACGACAATTGTATAATATATGGATTTTTATCCAAAGGTGTGCGATAAGATTTAAACGTTTTTGGTAATAAACCAGTCGTTTCAACATCAAATATCATTATTAAATTTTGCGCAATTGTTTCAGAGAAAGACATGGTTCGTTTTCCGTTTCTAAGTTTCATGTGAATTGTTGATTAATTTTGCTGTTTGATTTTGATCAATTTTTTGAGATAATTGTTTATGTTTTTTTTCTAAATGTAAATGTAAATAATCATAGTAATAGAAGATAGTATTTATCATTAAATTATTTTCTTGTTGTTGAAAAGCATCTTTCCGATTTTGACATATATAATGAATCGCTTGATTTGGAATGATTTTCATATACTTAATTAGAAAACAAGCGATTACAATACATGCTCGATTATTCCCAGTATTACTATATACTAGCACGTTTTTTTTTGAACTTATTGTTTTTAGTATTTTTTCTAAAACATTTGTATATAGAATCATTTCTATAAATTTTTGTATGTCTGTCGTTTCTTCTTCTATTGGTATACGTAGTTTTAATTTTGTATAATATTTAGGAAAAGGAATATTTACAGTGCAATTTACAATAAAATCGAACGAATCTGTGTTACTTTCGTATAAATCATCTTTCGATCCAACATATAAATAAGGAATGATTTTATTAGAATGAATATTCATTACGAATCAAATGGGATTTATTTATCTTTATTTTTTATATATTTAAAAAGTTCAATTATTTAATTTATTTAATATAATATATTTCGAAAAGAATAGATACAAATATATTGTTTGTATATATTTCAAATGTCCTCTGGATCGATTAACACAATTGTGTCGGCTTTTGTTACTGGAGTAAATCAAAGAAAAGATATTGATATTTCTCAATATATCGAATTCGGTAAAAAACTATTAGAAATACCAATTCCTAAAATCATTTTTATAGAAGAATTCATATTTAAAACCTATTTCGCAAACGACAATTCTCTTAATAAATATCCATTTACTCATTTTGTTATTATTTATCGTTTTAATATTTACTTGTATGATTATTTAGATAAAATTACCAATTTTCAATTAAATAGTTCAAAACCAGAAAAAGATACAATTGATTTCTTATTTGTGCAATGTAATAAAACAGAATGGATGAAAACCGCCGCCCAAAATAATCCATTCAAAACTAAACAATTTGTATGGATTGATTTTGGAATATATCACATTGTTCGAGACGATTTTTTATTTAAAAAAACTATTTTGAATATAGCTCAAATGGAATGTTCTAAAGTTTCCATTTGTAGCTGCTGGAATTTAAGGTTACCTTTTGTAAGAGATATAGATAAAGATGTAGCATGGTATTTTGCAGGAGGTATTTTCGGAGGAGAACCCGAGTATTTATTACAATTTGCAGATAAGATGAAACAAAAAACAATTCAGAATATTCAAGAAAAAAATAGTTTGATTTGGGAGACAAATTTATGGTATTTAATTTATAAAGAAAATCCAGAAATTTTTACACCTTATTTAGCTGATCATAACATTTGTATGTTGCAAAATTATGGAATTCAAAGTAATGGAATCATTTTAGTTACTGCGATTTTTAAACCTTGGACAGAAAATATGATGGATTTCTTAACTTTTTTGGGAGATTTACGATGTCCTATGTATTTATTCATTAGTTTTCCAAAATCTATACCAATTGAAATAATGCATTTTATTTCAGAAACCTATCCAGAAATAATAGTTATTTCTCTCGGTAATCCAAATCTTTGGGGAGAATTACCATTTGAACTACCGTCATCTCGAAATGTAGAAAAAGATACGGTAGAACACATTTTAAATTCACATTTAAAAATATATTGTTTACAACATGCTGTGGAAATATCAGAAATAACTCCATTTTCATATTTATGGATTGATTTTGATATAAAAAATATTTGTTCAAGTCACGATAAACCATTACAAACTTTTATTCATGAATTATCTTGTAGAACAGATCTCGCATTTCCTTTAGATGATAATATGATATTACCTGGATGTTGGCAAAAAATAGATAAAGGTAATTTCGATACAACTGAAAACACATGCGCATTTTTTAATCATATTTGTTGGCGTTTTTCAGGAGGAGTTATGTGGGGAAATCATTTAGCGATTCGACGTTTTTGGAAATTATATCAGAAATATTTACCATATATTGTTTCTAAATATGGTATTCTTACATGGGATGTGAATTTTTGGGCATGGTTAGAAACAATAGAACCGACGTGGAATCCTATATGGTATCCAGGTGATCATAATGATTCTATTATTCATATCCCTGGCAGATTATGGGCAACTAAATTAGATGGAATCGTTTCTAAACATGGAAAAGTGGAGTTGGAAATTGAAAATTATAATCCAATGTCTGCAGCTTATTTATTTTTTCACGATAAACATTACTTGAATATTCGTTATGTAAATTACCATGTTTGTTCAGATGGATATTATTGGTGGCCAGAAAGTGAGAATAGAATTATTCGTAATAAAAATATTTGTGTGGAATTAAATACGGATAATTTTTCACATAAACCTTGTTATTTAGAAATGAAAAACGAATTGGGAATAATGTCTTATCCTGGTAGATTTTCAGAAGGTATTGAAGATATTCGTTTATTTGAACAAGAAGATCAAATTTGTTTTATTGCGTCTACTTTAGAGTATTCTATTTCTGGAAAAATCCGTATGGTTATTGGTAATTATGATATAGAACGTGGAATTTGTTGCAATGGAAAAATTATTAAACCACCAACGGATACACATTGTGAAAAAAATTGGATTCCTATACATAATTCAAATAAAGAACTATGGTTTATTTACAAATGGTATCCTATGCAAATCGGTAAAATAATTTCAAATATAGATAATTGTCTACAATTAGAAATACAAAAAACACACGATACCTCTTCTATTGTATTTAGTAAGATCCGAGGATCTTCTTGTTTTATAGAAGATACTATTGAAGGTAAAGTAGGATATGTAGGGATTGTTCACTTTAGTGAAGAATTATATCCAAGACAATATTTTCATCGATTGGTTTTACTTGAAAAAGATACATTTAAACCATTGAAATATACAGATCCATTTTATTTTCATCATTTAGGAATTGAATTTTGTATCGGCTTTACTAAAAAAGAAATGGATTATGTGTTTTGGATTTCTCAAATAGATCGTGATCCATGTATGATTACCATAAATCGGTTTTCTTTACCTAGATGGAATTCTTGTGGTAGATGGGGTGTTTAGAAGAAAGAAAGAATTTCATTTCATAAAAGTATATAATTATTTTGTATATTATCATAAATATTTATATAAAATAATATGAGTGATCCAGAACCAACCCAAAAAAAATCAAAATTTAATTTTCCTAAACCAAACATGTCAAGTATCTCTAATATATTTAAAAAAAGTGACGAAAACACGCAAACTAATGCAATTAAAACAGAAGAGTCTGCTAAAAATACAACAGAAGAGTCTGAAAAACCTATACCAGAAGATTCTGCTAAATCTGCAACAGAAGAAATGTCTGAAAATCCAGATCTAGCCGAGTCTGCTAAATCTGCAACAGGAGAAGAGTCTGATACATCAGACCTACCTCTAGATGATTCTATTAAATCCGAAACAGGAGATCCAGTAGCAGCGCCAACTGCATTAAGTCTATCTGTCGAAGAGGAAGAGAAAAAAAAGAAAGAAGAGGCAGAAGAAAAGGAAGAAGAAGAGGAAGATAAAGAATATGAAATCGAAAAAGATATCGAACCATATAAGTTGGTTAGTTTCAGAAAAATTGTTAATAAAGGAAAAAAAGTATTAAAAGACAGAATTGTAAATAATTCATTGGAAGACGTATTATATAAAGTATTTTGTAGTCAAATTAATCATGAAGTATATGCAAAGCCAATATTGAAATTATATGGAGAAACCTTAATTAAAATGTTTGATTCTGAAATCTTTAATTGTATAGGTGAAAACAATAAGCGTAATAATACTATTTGTAATAATTTAGATAAAATGCATGCACGTTTTAGTAAATCTTTTCAAAATATAATGATTCAATTTGAGAAAGATGATGCAAAAAATAAAAAATTATTTCAAAGCGAATTGAAATATAAAGGAGGAATATTGGTTATTACTGCTAAACAAATGGTTAATGATATAGTTACTACCAAATTACCAGATTTATACATGGATTTATTAGATAAATTATTAACAGAAGCTATTATAGAAGCATTTACCAAATTTTTTCATAAAAAAGAATATGTTTCGGAATTTATAAAACAATTAACTGTTTATTTTGATTTTAATAATCAATCACCACCAATTGGATCTTTAAAGATACAAAAAGTAAATAGTGTCGTAAATGGGTTTTTAGATACACATATAAAATCGAAAAACAAATTATCGAATTTTACAAACGAAGTTAAAGATGTTCTAAAAATATTAAAAACTAAAACAGAAAAAGATAAAAAGATAGAAGAACAAACTACTGAAAATAAAGTGGAAAAAAATGTGGCAATAGAAGGTGGTGAAAATATTGACGAAAATACTAGTAAATTTTATGAAATGATTAATGATTTAATGTTACATCCAGCTAAAGATACTTTTATTGTTGTAGTAAATAAACTATTAGATTGTGATCATATACAAAAATATGTAATCAATGGATTTGAAAAATTATTAGATCAAAATATTTATAAAAATATAGATCATCTCGAAAAAACAATCAGTTATGCTTTTTCTGAACTTATGATGCAAATTTACGATAAAGGTATTTATCCAGATAACATTAAATCAGATATTAGTTATAAATATAAAATAATTAGGAATTTTGTAAGTAATTATCCGATGAATAAATTGATGAAATTGTTAGAAAAAGTTTGTAAAGATAATTATAATCTAAAAAAAAAATTAAGAGAAGAAATTATCAAATCTGATAAAGTTGTAAATAAAATTATGAATTATTGGGATTCAGATTTAACTGTATTTCAAACATTTTTAAAACAAAAAAAGTCCAATAGTATAGAAAATGAAACAATTGGATCTTTAACCGAAGATGAATTAATAAAAAACATAGACAAAATAGAGAAACAAGATAAGAAATTAAAATTAGACTTTTTTCAAAAATTTCTAAAATTTATTGAACCTTTTGTAATGAAAAAAGGGAATATAAACTCTGGTGGTAATATAAAGAAGATAAATATGAAAGGTGGTGCAGATAGTAATATTACACGAAAAAGAAAGCCGTGTAAGAAAGGAACTAGATGGGTTGAAAAGGCACAACGGTGTTTGACAGAAGAAGAAAAACAACAATTTTTAGTTGAAAGTAGAAATAATTTACAGAATTTAGCACATAATTCTGTAGTTGAACCATCTCCTCCTGTTATTCTACTAGAATATCCTCAAAAAAAATGTCCACCTGGGTATATTCAACATCCACGAAAATCTCGAAGATGTGTTCGTCATGAAAATATTCAGAAATCTAATAATTTGACTAAAAAGGATAGATCTTTACCTCAATCTGAAGAAGAAGAAGAAGAAGAGGAAACTAAATCTATAGAAAATTCAAAAGTGCCTGAAATAAAAACAGAAGAAGAAGTTAAAAATGATGTAGATGAAGATATTTCAGAAGAACAACATCCGATAGAATTAGAAGAAGTAATTCAAACAGAAAAGAAAGTTAAAAATGTAGTTTTAGAAAAGGAAGAAGAAATCGATGTAGATATTGAGAAAAAAGAGTATGATGATTATTTGAAAAACCCAGATACGAATTCGTTTTTATATCCGAATTTATTAGATCCAGATTTCAATGTAAAGATTGCATCGAAAAAAGAATTTAGTGATTTCCGATTTGATGGTGAAATAAATGATGTTAAAACTCAATCTCAAATAGAGTGTAAAGCCCCTTTTGAACTTCTTCCTAATCAACAATTTGTAAAGAATTTCCTTTCTATCCAAACTCCTTATAATAGTTTATTACTATATGCTGGATTGGGAACTGGAAAAACTTGCGCAGCCATTGGCGTTACAGAAGAAATGCGTTTATATATGAAACAAGTTGGTATTCAAAAAAAAATATTAATTGTTGCTTCGCCAAATGTCCAAGATAATTTCCGTTTACAATTATTTGATGAGAATAGACTACATGAAATTGGTAAACAAGGTAGTGGTGTATGGAATTTAGATACTTGTGTTGGATTCGATCTTTTAAAAGAAATTCAAACCGCTAATATGACGAGAGAATATGTAGTGCGTAAAATTAATTCTATTATCAATGAATATTATGATTTTATAGGATATGAATCTCTTGCGAATTATATTGAAGATATGGCTGGATTACAAAGAAGTTCAGAAGAGGATGTTGTTATAGAAGTAGATGAAAAAAGAATTCGTCGAGTGTTTGATGACCGTTTGATTGTGATTGATGAAGTTCATAATATTATTGGTAAAGAGGAAAATGATAGTAGAAATAAACATACTTCTAATATGATGATGAAGTTAGTGAAGTATTGCGAAAATCTACGATTATTATTTCTTTCGGCAACTCCAATGTATAATTCTTATAAAGAAATTATATGGCTAGCAAATATTATGAATATTAATGATCACCGTTCAACTATTAAAGTAGAACAAGTATTTAAATCAGATGGAGATTTTGTAGAAGAAAAAAAAGATGATGCTGGTATTATTATACAAGAAAGTGGAAAAGATCTTTTAAAAAGAAAATTAATTGGATATGTTTCTTATGTTCGTGGAGAGAATCCATATACTTTTCCTTATCGTATATATCCTTCTATTTTTGCAGAAAATCAACATCAACTTCAAAAACAGACATATCCTGCTATGCAATTAAATGGAATTCCAATAAAAGATCCGTTACAATATTTACAAATTTTTATTACTAATATGGGAGATTATCAAAAAAAAGGATATGATCTTATTATTAACTATGCCAAAGATTATGTATCTCATTTTGATAAAAAAGAATCTTTTGGATATATTGATTTACAAGGACCAATTAGTGCTCTAAATATGATATATCCAAATACCGATTTTGATGAATATATAGAAAATGTTATACCACCTACTTCTACTGGATTTTTTGGTATTACCAGTATTTTTGGAGGAGATGAAAAGGAATCTGTAGAAACTGGTGAAAAGGAATCTGTAGAAACTGGTGAAAAGGAATCTGTAGAAACTGGAGAAAAGGAATCTGTAGAAACTGGTGAAACGGGATCGGTGGAAACTGGTGAAACGGGATCGGTGGAAACTGGTGAAAATAAATCTGTGGAAGAAAAACCAGAAAAAAAAGTATATTCAAAAGAACAGATTAAACAATTAATCCAAAATTTACATGGAAAAAATGGATTACATAACATTATTTCTTTTTCAAAACCAAATGATAACATTCCATTATTTCATGATTTTGAATATAAACCAGAAATTATTGAAAAATATGGTAGAATTTTTCATTTAGATAATATAGGCAAATATAGTGCAAAAATTGGAAAAATCTGTAATATTTTAGCTCAATCTTCTGGTATTGTAATCATTTATTCAAAATATATAGAAGGTGGATTAATTCCAGTAGCATTAGCACTAGAAGAAATGGGATTTCAAAGATACGGAGAAGCAAGTTATAATAGATCTCTTTTCAAAGAAAAACCAGTAGATTTCGTTTTAAATCCTTTAACTATGAAACCTAATGGTCCTACTGAAACTTATTCTGCAAAATATATGATGATTACTGGTCAAAAATATTATTCTCCTAATAATTCCGCAGATATGAAATTAGTAACGGATATTTCGAATAAACATGGAGAACAAGTTCGTGTAGTTTTAATTTCAGAAGCAGGTTCAGAAGGTTTAGATTTTAAAAATATTCGACAAGTGCATATTTTAGATCCATGGTATAATATTAATCGAATCGACCAAGTGATAGGACGTGCAGTAAGAAATAAAAGTCACTGTTCTTTACCTATTCAAGATCGAAATGTGGAAATTTATATGCATGGAACTTACATAGATAATCAGTATGAAACAGCAGATATATATATGTATCGTCTAGCAGAGAAAAAAGCATTGCAAATCGGTAAAGTAACTCGATTATTAAAAGAAACAGCAGTAGATTGTCTTTTAAATATAGATCAAACTAATTTCACAGAAACAAAAATGGCACAAAAATTAAATTTAACTTTATCAACAAATCAGAAAAAAATAGATTTTTCTATTGGAGATAAACCGTTTTCGAATATGTGTGATTATATGGAAACATGTGAGTTTTCCTGTAATGGAAATACCACTTCTGTAAATATAAAAGATATTGAATTATCTCCATCTTATGATACTTATTTTTTACAAAACAATCATCCTCGTATTTCTAAACGTATTCGACAATTATTCCGTGAAAAGACGTTTTATACATTAGACTCTTTATTGAAAGAGATTAATATTATCAAACCTTTTCCAATTGAACAAATATATTACTCTATATCTACTTTTCTAAAAAACAGAGATGAATGGTTAGTAGATAAAAAAGGTAGAAAAGGATATTTAATTCAAAGAAAAGAAACATATGCATTTCAACCTATAGAAATATCAAACGAAAAATCTTCTATTTTTGAAAGATCCACTCCGTTAGATTATAAGCGAAAATCAATAACGATTGAAACTCCTAAAGATCCTATACTTACTAAAAAACCAACTATAATGAAATCGTTAAATCCTGATCCTGATCCAATTGTAGTAGTTCCAAAAAAAGTAGATTCCGTTATATTGTCGGATTATCAATCATTGTTTCAGGTATTACAAAAAGATATTGATATAGTTTTAAATACTGATTCTTATATAAAACCGTTAAAACAAAATATGAGTTGGTATAGATATGCAAAATTATCATTAAGAGTTTGTGTAGACAAACATAAAATAGATAGAAAATTTATAATTAGATATATTATTCAGCATCATATGGATTGTTTAAATATAGATAAAAAGTTAATTTTTCTGAATGGATTATTATATAATTTCGAATCTTTTCTTTTTGACACCGAAGAAAAAGAAGAAGAACCAGTTGAAACAATACTAAAGAAATATTTTTTAGAGAGAATTAATCAAGATGATATAAATAAAAAATATGTATTACTTAATTCTAAAAATAATAATATAATTTATTCTTTGACAAAACAATCGCAATTATGGAAAGAAGAACCTACATTTCCAGATAATTCTCCTTGGTTACAAACCTTTAATTTACGTAAAGAATTATTACAAAAAGTGAATAGTGACACCAATAAAACGGAATCTAATGTAGGATTTATTGGTATTTTCAAAGAAAGTTATGGATTTAAAATAAAGAATCTTCTAAATACTCGGCCCAAACCAGGTGCATTATGTGATCAATCAGATAAACAAAAATTAATTAGTAAAGTAAATGATTTATTACAAAAAATGGGAAAATCTGAAGAAGAAATATATTCAAAAGACCCTACTTATAATATGAATGCAATTGAAAGACCAAATCTTTGTATTATTTATGAATTATTGATGCGTTTTTACACAGAAAAAGAGAAAAATATATGGTTTCTATCTCCTGAACAAGCAATTGCCAGTGATCTAGATCATTTTGTTGTTATCGCCCAAACGTTATTTGGATTCACTAGTTATATATTACAAGAATCATAATTGGTTATGGATTTGAAATGTTAAAAAGTGTTTTGTTTTTTAGATTAGTAATTACCATTTTGCATTTTTAAATTTTCTTCTTTTAAATGGTTGTAATGTGCCCTTATCTAATGCTATATTTGCTTTTATTTCTTTTACATAGAAATTTTTTAATGACACTAACTTGCTAAAATTTAATACAACTGTATTTAATAATTTATTATTGTCTAATATTTTAGTTATTATTGGTTTCATATTATTAAAATCGGATAATATTGCATTTACGTCTTTTGGTGTAGATTTTGGTATAATGACGGGAACATAATCATTAATCATACTATTTATATTCACTAATTTAGAATTAATATCGGTAGATAATTTCATTAAAAAGTTTATGATAAATTTTGATTTTGCATCATTTTTTATATCTTTTTTCATATTATTTAATACATTTTCATTAATTATCATATTTAAATAAACTCTCAAATCTTGTAAATTCGCATGTATATTTCCAATCATAGAAACATTTGGGTCTGGATTTAGTAATGTTGCAGAATTATATACAGATGGTAATTGAGTATTGATTTTTTCAATACTTTTTTCTAATGTTTTTGAGTAAGACTTAATTTGATTCGCATGTCCATTAATTGTAGATGTAATAATATTAATACTATTATCAACAATCGGTTGTTGTGATATATAGAAATCTCTTTCAGCATGAACAGCCATAACTTGATAACGTAGTGCACGTTCATTCTTTGGATCATATACATTGATAATCTTGTCCTTTAATAAAGCTATAGCAGCTGCTGCTCCTATACCTAGAGACAGATGACTTGCAGCAGCAATAGCAGCAATTATTCCAGCATTTGTTGCAATCATTTTAGGATCTTTTGGTTGATAAAATTGGGATTTACGCGCATTCTTGTATTTTCTTTCATTAAATCCTTCTTTTTTTTTTGAAATAAAGAAAAAAGATATTATTAATAATGAAGTAATAATACAAACAAAAATAATAACTAATAATTTTAAAATAATCTTTATTTTTAATATCATTTTTGTATTTAAGAAATTATTATATTATTAATATATTTATTAATAATGTTTATAGAAATATCGATTTTTTTAAATATACTAATTGAATCTTTTATAGATTGATCTATCTTTTCAGGTAATGGAGTTGGAACATTTGCTAGATATGCATTTTTTTGTTGAATTAGTTCATTTAATTTTTGTTTTAATATTTTCAATATATTTATAAAAGTTTTCCATGACATATCTTCCGATCCGGCTTTAATATTTGGATTTGTTATTTTGGTGGAAGAAGAATCTTTTGCTTGTAAAATATCTGCTTCTGTTATACTGGTTATAATTGGAATTAAATCGTTTATGTTATGATATAAATTACTATTTAATGTTTTTGCAGTTATAATTAATGCTTTTGCTGGATAAGAACTTTCAAAGTTTTTAGTCAATGTTTCTAAATCTTCATTTATTTTTTTTAAATCAGTTTGTAATGTAATGATTGCACCGCCTAATATATTATTTTCCCTATATGCATTATCTAAATTTTCAATATTTCGAATTGGATTACCTATCACTATACAGAATACTATTAATAGAAGGAATATAATAATAATACTTTTTTTATATTTCATATACTATATATAATAACAATATAATAAGATAATTTCATTATTTTATCATATTTATGAAAATACGGATATTTTCAAATTTTTGTGATAGTATACATGCACACAATGTGATTGAAAGAATTTTCGAGAGTAAATATATTTCGTCTTTTGGAAAAGAGTTTTCGTTTACAAATGAAGATGACTATACTCATGTTATCATTTACAATACTGCCATGCCGGAAATAGATATACCAAAAGAGAGAGTTATTGGTTTAGCTTTTGAACCTCCTGCTTATCTAGGATTAACCGATTCTTTCATAGAATATGCACAAAAATATATTGGTAAATATTTTATCGGAGATAAATATAATTTACCTAAACCTTTTTTAGAACATTATGCATTTATGTGGCACTGTACTCCTTTAACTTATATTCCTATTAAAAATAAAAAAATGTCTATTATTTTTAGTGAGAAAATATATGCACCAGGACATATATATCGACATGAATTAGTATATGCTATTTTAAAAACGGATTTACCGATTGATATTTATGGATACGGATGCAGTTTATATAATAATTATTTCGATGTTCGTATAAAAGGTATTTTCGAAGAACATGAACCTTATGAAAATTATGAATTTCATATTGCGATTGAAAACTATCAATGTAATCATTATTTTTCTGAAAAAATAGTAAATACTCTATTATGTTCTACTACTCCTATCTATTTGGGTTGTGAATATATTGATCAATATTTCCCTGAAACGGTTATTTCCTTATCTGGTATTGTTGATGAAGATATTATTTTATTAGAAGATATTATTTTGAATTCTTCGCTTTATATAAAGAATATTGATGTTTCTTTAATTAAAAAAAAAACGAATCTACTATTACATTTGAATGATTTATTTATGGAAATATAAAGATATATATGTTTTCAATATATAATTATATACACATGAATAATGATATTTTTAAGATCTGTATATTAAACGAAAATGGATTACCCAACCGATATTTCATCTTTTCAGGAACAGATGCAAATAATCATTCTTCCAAAGAATTCTTTAGCAACCTTGAATGGGAATATGTTTTAAATAATAATTTAGAATCGAATATTTATATTTGTGATTATACTCGTATTCATTATGATGATTCTATCGATACTATAAAGAAAAAAATTGCATATTACCAATCTAGTATTTCAGATTCAGAAGAAGATATTTTTACAATTAATGAGATGTATTTACTAGCAGTTGTAGAAAAATCATTCCATCCACTACAAATGTATAAAAATTTGACTCAACAAGACACAAAACCATTTACAAAAGCAATGTTAGATCAAATTATATCAAATTATCATGGTCTAGTTGAAGATGATATTGAACAGAGTCTTTTTCAACATCCTTTATATATTTCAAATGATAGCTTTTCATATGAAGATTTACTAGAATTTGAATGGTTTTATTCTAAAGTGAATTCATTTTCTAAATTACGTAAAATACCACTGGGATTTCGATTTATTGAAAAACCACATGAATTAAATGATTCTAGAGTTTTTTTAAATCAAGATTTATTTGCTAGTAATCCTTATGATATTTTAAACCCGTATATTTATAAACCATCGAATCAAGCTTCTTTGAACTATTTTCCGAATGATTTTTTATTTAAACATGGAAAAATAACCGAAAATACTATTTATGTTTGTTTATTACCCGTGGTTTCTTCTTTTCTAGAAAAAAAACAACAATCTCTTTCTATTCTAGATATTTATTTTCCTAAATCAGATGATGAAATGATAGATATTAATGAAAATGTTTTTTGGGATGAACAAAAATTAGTCGATATGTTTTATGATATTCATTCTGATTCTGTTTCCAATTCTTATTCTTATAAAGAATATGGAATTTCGGCTTTCCATTTTATTATACATCCTGAAATTTCCAATAAATTGCCTCTAGAAACAATATTTAAAAATGTTCATGCATCTATTCAAATACCACTTATTCAGTATAACCCAGGATTAAGAAGAGAGAAAATGTTTCGGTTATATTATACTAATATTGCTAAAAATGGAAACAAAATTCCATTTTTAAAAAAAGAAACGATTGATAAATTAACAGAAAAACCAGGTAAAATATCAAATATTACAATGTATATTATAGAAAATACTTCTGTAGAACCACTCTTTATTATGGTTTCTATTGAATCTAATGGTAACATAGTTATTCAAGGACAATTAGATAAAGCATTAATGTTGGATGAATTTAATGAATGGATAAATATGATTGTTTATCCTGCATTACAACAGTTAAATGTATTTACTCAACAAACTGGATATATTATTCGACCATTTACTAGTATTACGGATGATTTTATCGAAATCATTTCGATTCAATATAGATGTATTGTTGATTTACCTAAATCATTAGAATTGGATAAATATATGGGTATTTTGTCTCCATTCTTTTATAATGAACTTTCTGGAGATAAAAAACGATATAAACGAGTTGAATATTTTGAGAGAATGAATCCTCAAGAAGAATATATTTCTGAATTATTACGTTATACTCAAGATCGAAAAATAATCCAAAGTGAATTACGTAAACAATTTTCAGAATTGACGTATGATTCATCTAGAGAAGCGATGGAACGATATCAAGAAAAACATCAAAATGCTATTGTTCCTGGTAAATACACAAACACCAAAATAGAAGTTCTTCAACATACTGGATTTCCTTCTATTTTTCAAAAATCTTCTTTTCAAAATGAATGGGTCGTAGAAATTCAAAATATTTCTTCTGCATATTATGTGATTTTTTTACATTTATATTTAGATACCTTATTCCAAATCAGTCAATCTCCAGATTTAATTCCTTCTAATATTTACCAAAAATATAAAGGAAAGAAATTAGAAGTGAATGCACCTTCTATTATTGAAATTCCTAAACTACCTCCTTCTCTTATTGTTCCTGTTTTTCAAGACGATATTGTTTTCAATGATGAATCTTTTGAATTAGATATCGAATATGAAAGAGAAGATGAAGAAGAAGAGACAGAAGACGAAGACGAAGACGAAGAGGATACTATTGAAGGAGGAGGAAGAAAAAAGAAGGAAGTTACAGAAAAAGAAGTTAAAAAGAAAAAAAGTAGTGACTCTGATTCTGAATCCGAAGAGGAATATAAAGATGCTACTGGTAATTTAAAAACGTTAGATAATTATTTCAAACGTAGAATAAAACAACGTAATTTATTATTATCTAAAACTGGATTCACTAAAATATGTCCTGCTCATGAAAAACGCCATCCTATTATCCTAACTGAAAAAGAAAAAATGAAAATTGATCAAGATTATCCAGATAATACAAATAAACCTTATACACACGCTTTGAAATATGGGTTAGATAAAGATAACAAACCATTTTATTATATTTGTCCAAGTTATTGGTGTGTTCAACCTGGTAAAGAAGGACCTTTAACTCAAGAAGATGTAGATAACAAAACATGTGGAGAGATTATCCAAGACCCTAAAAATATTAAACCGGGTGAATATACCTATAAATGGAGAGAAGGATTTACTGAACCGGGTATTGTAAATAGAAAAGTAAAAAAAGGAGTGGTATTAGATCCTAAAACTGGAAAAGAAATATGTTATCCTTGTTGTTTTCAAGATTGGTATGGAAAAGTTCAAAAAGATTTGAGAGAACAATGTAATCCAGAAGATTATCCACGAGATGAGAAAGCAAAAAAAGCACAAGAAAAGAAAATACAAAAACAAATGAATGAACCTGCTATTATACGTGCTAGAAATGTGTTGCAATTAAATTGGATTCCATTGCCATTTCATCGTCAAGGATTATTACCAATTCCTATACAACTATTCTTAAATTCTACTTCCTATAATGCTTGTATTGATTCTAATAATATGCCTAAATTAAATTGTCCTATTTTGATTAGATATGGAGTTTCTACTGAAAATCAGTATTTTTTAGGATGTTTAGCTGATATTTATTCTTATCAAAGAAATCAAACAACAGGTAAAAATAATAAAGAAATGAGAGAAATTTTATGTTCAGCTATTACGTTAGATAGATTTATTCAATTACATAATGCTAGTTTAGTCTCTCTTTTTCAACGTTGGAAAGATGATTTTCTAGTAGATCCATCTGAAGTAGTATCTATTGGTAAATACAGTGAAACACAATTATATAAACGACTAGACGTTTATAATGATACTCATCTTCAGTTTTTAGAATCTACTATTTATTCTTATGAAAATTTTTTAAGATACTTGAGAGATGAAACTGTAATTATTGATCCTACTTATTTATGGGAAGCAGTTACTCAAAAAAATCCAGATTTGTTTCCAAGAGGTCTAAATCTAGTTATTTTAGAAATAATGAATCAAGATATTACAAATAATGTTGAATTAGTTTGTCCAACCAATACATATTCTTCTCCTCTTTATGATCCCAAAAAAGAAACATTGATATTAGTAAAACAAGGAGATGTATATGAACCGGTTTATTTATATGAAATTAGTTCATTGAATCCTGAAAAATCCATCTATAAAAAAACATTCCAAGTAGATTCTTCTAAAGATGTCGGTGATTTACCTGTTATTTTAAAAATGATTCAATCTTGGACATTACAACAATGTGGTCCAATTAATCGAACATTTGACAAAAATATATCTGCTAAAGATATTGCTTTTATTTTGAGAGATATTGGATACAGAATTACTTCTCAAGTAGTGAATTATCAAAGCAAAGTGATTGGTTTTCTTGTGGATGATAGTTCAACCCTTGTTCCTATTTTTGTTCCAACTTATCCTTCTCCTGTAATTAATACTATTTCCACTAAATGGATGGATGATCCATCCATATGGCAAAGTCACGATATAACTCTATCATTTTTACAAAAATTATTTAAAAAATCAGACAAGAAAATATTATGTGATGTTTTATTCCGAGTTCTCGAAAATGAAAAAGTGATTGGGTTCTTGACAAATACAAATCAATTCATACAAATCATGCCTTATATTGATAATCGGGATTTTAATGATAAAATAAAAACAATAGAAGAATCTAATTATATAACTTCGGATCGATCTCTCATGATTCCAGAAGAAAACTCCTATGTTATTCCATCACAACCGGTTTCAGATTTTCCAAAATATCCTTTAAATGATAAAGAACGAATTGTTCGTAATATTCGTCTAGAAACTCAATTTTATAATGGATTCCGAAATACGATTCGTATATTACTAAATCTATATAAATCTCGAAATATTAAAGATAAAATCCGAGAAGTATTATTTCTGAAAAATATGTCTTATCGTAAAAAATTAAAAAGAGTGGAAGAATTTCTGAGAGAATTGTGTGAAATCGACCAGGTTTTTTCTTTTCAAATATATGATGATGAGATTCTCTCCAATATCCAAGAAGTATTCACTTGTCAAACCGATTGCGAAAAAAAAACGTATTGTTTAACTTCTACATCAAAAGATGGAACTTGTCAGATGATATTACCAATAACAAATTTAGTGAATGGAGATAAAAACGATTTTATTTATTTTAATCGAATGGCAGATGAATTATTACGATTTAAACGAATTCAATTGTTCATGATGAAATCAGATACTTATTTATATTTATCTTCCAGTGAATATAAAATATACGCTAATGAATTTGTAATTGCTAAATCGGCATTATCTGATGAATATTTCGAACAATTAGAATTATATTCTCTCCGAAAATACGTGAAAACAACTAATTATGAAACCACTAATCCTTCAATGAAACCTGCTAATCCTACACAATCTTGGATAGATGCTTATAAAAAAGAAAAGAAATAATAGATTTATTGTTTATAATTTTCAGTCTGTGTATAATTAAAAGGATAGAAAACTGCGGCCCAAACTCTCTCAATATAATGAACTTCTTCTAAATTGTTTCCTTTTTTCAATCCTTGTATTAAAACTTCATATCTTGTTATTGGATGTTGTAAAATATCTCTCTTATCTACTGCAAAAATAGAATTATATGACCACCAATGAATAATATCGTTTTTATTGAAAAAATGATCATACCATATATGAAATGGTCTATATTCACATGCTTCTAAATGCCCATTTGGATTTAATTGTTGATTTTTCGAATTTGTTCCTAACCAAAAATCTATTTGAAAATCTCGGAATTTTTCATATGCATTTTCAGTATATTCTGCTAAAAAAATAGCGCAATTGATTTCTCTCATTCTCTCTAAAGTCTTCATTATTTTATCATATTTATAATCAATTTCGATAGATGCAGGAATGAAAAATGTAATTGGTGAAAGATTATCATAATTCTGAATAATATGATATAAATAAGTATGGCATTCTTTTCCGACATTATCGATATTAACGATCTTTTTTACTTTTGATCTTTCGAAATCTTCATTGTTTCCTTTATTATAAACAGTATATTCGTAATTACAAAATGGTTCGAATAATGTCCATTTTAAATCTTCATTATATCTTGAAACCACTATTTCCATTTTTATTTATATCGAAAAGTATATATTTAGTTTTTGAGAGAAAATATATAGTTCTAAAAAATGTCGCTAAATCTAAATAAAACTATTTGGTTATTATGGCTTCAGGGATGGGAACATGCATTTTGGCTAAATAAACAAGTTGCTGAATCATGGGAAATTCAAAATCCTACTTGGAAAATTGAATATGTCACTTTACAAAATCTATCGAATTATGTAAATGATATAGATTATATTTACGATATAGATAAAGAGATTAGTCCTCAAGCAAAATCCGATATTATTCGTATTTCTTTACTGAAAAATCATGGAGGTGTATGGGCAGATGCAACCATGTTTTGTCTACAATCATTAGA